ATGAAAGCTCAATTTAAAAAGAAATCACCTTTTGAGTCTTGGAGCACAATCGGAACCTATGGTTCCGAGCAACAAGCTATCAGCGCCGCCCTTAATAAAAAAACAAGCGGCGGTGCTGTTCTTGTGCGTGTGGTAGACAAAAAAGGCAATACAATCTACACAGGATAACTATGAAAGCAGTAATTTGGAGTAAAACTACATGCCCCCATTGTGTTCAAGCAAAGGCATTAATGGATAATTATAACATTTCCTATGAAGAACGAATCTTAGGCGAGGATTGGACAGCGGACCAACTATTCGAACAATGCGATGCAGAAAATATTCCTCGTCCGCGTTCTGCTCCACAGATTTGGTTGGATGATAATTACATTGGTGGTCATGACAATTTGATTGACTATCTAGAACAAACACATTCAGGCTCAACAGAAGGAAAACTTTAATGCTTATTGATACCCCTTATAAGAACGGTGACATTGTTTCTATCAAATTAAACTCTGGCGAGGAGGTGATAGCAAAACTAGAAGAAGAAACTGGCACCCATTATAAACTTTCTAAACCGCTTATGGTTGCGGCAACACAACAGGGACTAGGGCTTGCTCCGTTCATGTTTACCGTAGATCAAGAAGCAAACATCAAACTAAATGTTAACAGTGTAAGTTGTATTGCACAGACTGAAAAAGAAATGTCTAGCCAATACATTCAGAATACAACAGGGTTGGCTGTATAATGAGTGAGGATCCTGTTCATCGCGAGACCGATGATAGAATCTGCGGAGCTACTACTATTGTAAACGGACAAGATAATGTCTATGCAAACAAACTTCTTATTGCGGTTGACGGTGATCCAAATACACACGGCGAAGGTGGATTAATAGCCGCCACAAATGAAGTTTACATTAATAACAAACTTGTAGTAAACAACACTCCAGATAATGCAAATCCAGATGGACTATGTCCTTTGGCTCCACACTGTAATCCGCATACTGACCAGGGTTCCCCAGATGTTTATATAGGTAACTAATGATTAAAAAATATCTTTATATGAGTTTAGGTCTATTTTGTGTGGGCATGGCTTATATAGGATTCATAGTTCCCGGCATTCCGTTTAGTATCTTCTTAGTTATTGCGGCATGGGCTTTTGCAAGAAGCTCAGACAAAATGCACGCCTGGCTTTACAATCATCCATGGTTTGGAGAGTTTTTAACAAATTGGACTGAGAAGCAGGTATTTCCAACTCGCGGCAAGTATGCAATGGTTATTGTAATGGCAAGTTCACTTGCGTTTTTATGGTTTACTACGCATAATATTAAAGCGGCGATATGGTCAGGCGCATTTATGATTTTGGTAGCCTGTTGGGCTTGGCGCTTCCCCGGTTCACTCGAAGAATGGGAAGTGAGAAAAAATAATAAGCAGAAGATCGGATGGATTAAATAACCTACAAGGAGAAATAAATGACACTACATGAACAGATCGTAGAAGCCTACGAAAACTACATTAAAGAAGCAGAAACTTTTGACGACAAAGGCGTAAAGGCCGCGGCTACTCGCGCTCGTAAGGCGTTGGGTGATATCGGAAAGTTAAGCAAAGATCGTCGTAAAGAAATTCAAGATAAAAAGAACGACATGTAATGAGAAAGATCGATCTTGATTTATTAGTCGAAATAGCAAAAGACGCAGAAGAGATCGAAACTTTTGATTGGGGCCGGTTATCTGTTGGAAAGGAAGAAGCATACAAGATGATCGGCACCTCCATTCTTGATCAGTTCGATAAAGAAATGTATACAGAAGAAGACAAACTCATAATTTTATCTACATTAACAAGACTAACCGTAGAAAATTTCCTACTAAACTTAAAATTGCTAGATCAGGATAAATCACAATGAGATGCGAGAAGGGCGACATCGCAAAAATAATTTATTCATTAAGACCAGACAACATAGGAAAAATTGTGAAAGTAGAAAATTTTATTGATAAACTCAAAGCAGGTGATACTTTCGAATTCAGAGGCGTAATTTGTCAGGTTCCTATCACCGACGGTTATTGGTGGATATCGGCAGACAGCGGTTTGAGTAACATGTTTGGAAATACCCCTAAAGCCTACATTCCTGATAGTTGGTTAGAACCTCTTCGTCCTACTGACATCACAACTAAATCTAAAGAATCTGCACCAGAATTTATATAACCATTTGACAATCCCAATTTTATATGTATAATAAGTAAATCTACAGCGGATGTGGTGGAATAGGGAGACACGCAAGATTTAGGTTCTTGTGCCGCAAGGCGTGGGGGTTCGAAGCCCTCCATCCGCACCAATTTTGAGGAAATACAATGTTTGGAAAAACTGACCAAGAGTATGAAACGGATGCTAAAGAAATAGCACGTCGGACCACGGATGATCCCACCCTGCAGAAATACATCGAAGGTGAAGTATTTCGCATCAAGAAAATGAGCGACAAGTTGGATAGGCTGTATATGAACTTTTGGTTGCTGGTTTTCTTTATATTTGTGTTGCCTATCTTCTTACGAGCAGGTTAACACTTGGCTGAGTTGGCATTAGGTTTTATATTAGTGAATCTAATAGCAGTGTTTGTTGGCGGTTATTTTTATGATCGTTATAAAGTAAGAACTTCGAGGAACAACGATGGATAAAAGAATAGCAAGAATATTAGACTCAGAAACAGATAGACAAGAGTCAACCATAGAACTGATTGCGTCAGAAAACTTTGCCAGTGAAGCAGTTATGGAACTATGTGGTTCAGTGTTTACCAACAAGTATGCTGAAGGTTATCCGGGCAAGCGTTACTACAACGGCTGTGAGCATATGGACGAGATTGAACAACTTGCCATTAACGAACTCAAAGAACTATACGGCTGTGACTTTGCCAATGTTCAACCACACTCTGGTGCAAATGCTAACCTTGCTATTTTCAAAGCGTTTTTACAACCAGGTGATAAGATCCTAGGCATGGATCTAGCAAGCGGTGGACATTTGTCGCATGGATCACCTGCTAACCTCAGTGGCAAATGGTTTGAAGCATACAGTTATGGTGTAGACGAAAATGGTTGGTTAGATTATGATTCCATTGAAGAACAAGCATATAGAGAAATGCCCAAGATGATTATTGCAGGTGCAAGTGCTTATCCCAGAGCAATCTATTTTAAGCGTTTTAGAGAGATTGCAGACAAGATAGGTGCATACCTCGTGGTAGATATGGCACACTACTCAGGATTGGTTGCAGGTAAAGCGTATCCTAATCCTGTCCCTTTTGCAGACTTTGTGACATCAACAACACACAAGACGCTACGCGGTCCACGTGGTGGCATAATCCTGTGGAACAATCCAGACTACACAAAGAAAATCAACTCAGCAATCTTTCCGGGCACACAGGGCGGACCATTGATGAACATCATTGCGGCAAAAGCACAAGCGTTCGCAGAAGCAAACACTGATGAGTTTATTAGTTATGCTCATGACGTATCTAAAAATGCAAAAGTAATGGCAGAAGTTTTTGTAGATAATGGCTTTAAACTATTGACAAATGGCACAGATAGTCATATACTTTTACTTGACTTGAGTGAAAGTAAACATTCAGGTCGTGAGGCCGCAGACTTATTGGAGGAGCACGGCATCACAGTAAACAAGAATGGCGTGCCAAATGATCCACGAAGTTTTGTAGAAACAAGTTGTATTAGAATCGGCACAGCCGCAGAGACTACACGGGGCAGGGACGCTGAATGGTTTAAACAATTAGCAGAAAGAATCGTGGAGATATTACGATGAGAGGTTGGATTAACTTGGGCACTTTTGCCTACGGCATCTTAGATGCAACAAAGAACGGACTACGCAATAGTCCTATGGAATACAAGTTCTTAGCAAGTAATCTACTTGCGGCAATGTGGTGTATTGGCTTTGGTATCTATACAGCAGAGCTACTGTTTATTGGATATAACATTATTGGACACACAGTGCTTCTTACTTGTTTGTTCTTTACTTTTTATGTATTCACCAAGGAGAAGTCAAGAACTCCTCCTGCACCACCTAACAAAGTTCAGTGGGATTTAGAGCGAGAAGGGTGAGCAAGTTCCGCAATCTACTCGCAGACCTATTCAAATCAGATGAAGAAAAACTGCGAGATCGTAAACGCCGTGTCCAGCATCCACATATAGTTGACAGCAAACGTCACTGGGATTGGGACACGGGTTACTCTGATAAAAATGAGGAAGAACACAATGACAAACACAAATGAAGATTGGACTAGAGATGCCAAGCCTATTCTTGTAGCAACTGTCATCCTTACATTTGTAGGAGTTGCCAGTGCGTATGCTTCGGACGATGATTTAGGATACACACGACAGGTAAAGTGTGAACAGAAAGAAGACGGAAGACAGGTGCAGTGCTGGTTGGTAGAAGTCCCAAATCAACCTGTGCAGGGCATTGACATGCCATTTGAAGAGGATGAAGATGACAAAGCGGATTAATCAATATGGCACAGCCGCTATTGCACATGACAGTGCTATTGCCGCTGTAAAGGCAGTTAATGGAGACGACGGGTATGTGATACTGCCACCCTATTGGTTGGAAGCGAATAGGCAAGTCACCTTAGTTGCACCAGGTCACGGACAACTCAGCGACAACAGTGAAACGGATTACAGAGCATTCAAAGACGCTGTAAGAGAGTTGATTACGAGTGCAGAAACCGCCGCCGTGGAACTGGCAGGCGAACCCGCGAGAGAAATATTTTGGCAAGAGTTTGCTACTCGCAACGAAACACGATCAGGAAAAATCTGGGAGGATTAACATGTTTGGACTATTTAAATCGCCTAAAGAAAAAGCCAAGAAGCAGTATCTCGAAACACTGGAACTTGCTCAGAAGGCACAGCGAAACGGTGACATCAAGCAGTATAGTTTCCTAATGGAACGAGCAGAAGAACAGAGAAAAGAGGCAGGAGTATGAAAGAAGTAATCGTAGGAATGGTGTTGATGTTTGGTGCAACCGCAGGTGTGTTTGCATTTCTAGGCGGTGGAGAGAATCGCAACATTGGATTTAATAATGGCCAGTGTCCTAGAGGCGATCACTTTTGCGGAGTGACTTGGAAGAGCGGTGAGCCAGTAAAAGTAGCGGCTGTAGATCCTGCTGTGGCTGTGGGTGCAAAAC